GGGGTCAACCAGCCCGACCACTACCGGCAGGGCGAGATTGAATGCATCGACGCGATCCAGGCGGCGCTGACGGCTGAGGAGTTCCGCGGGTTTTGTAAGGGGAACTTGATGAAGTACGCCTGGCGTGAACGGCACAAAGGAGGCAAGGAATCCTTAATGAAGGCCCAGTGGTACCTAACCCGTTTGCTTGGCACCATGAGCCAATGAACGACCACCACCTGCCAGGTCTGACCTTCCTCGAGCGGCTGGCGGTCGCGATGCTGGTCCGCAGCCCTCGCACCAGCTTGGTGATGGTGAAGGAGCATGACGCCCTTGAGGTGTTCGTCGCAGCGGATCAATCGGATCCGGTAGCGCGAGCCATCATGAGCGGCGACGGTGAACCGGCCTCGATGCTGCTTGAGCGGTTGTATCACGCGCCTAGCTACGGCGAGCCGGAATGATCACGTTCTACGGCGGCCGGTTGCTTCTCTTCTGCGATCGCGCCGACCGTACCTGGCACGCGCGTGTGGTGTTAGGGCCCAAGCCTGAGCATCAGCTCGAAGCCGACACCGGCGCCATCCGGCTGCAGGATGCGATGCTGCGTGCGCAGTCCATCTATCAAATGGCGTGCGCCAACATCCGACCAGCCGGGGCGGTGCCGATGTGTTGGGACTGCGTGCAATGGGAAGCGACGCGGAACCGCTGCAACCTGCAGTTTCCTGAAGCGCGGCAGACTGGCGGTCGATTTGCGGCACGCTGCGCCATGTTCACGCCTGATCGGTGAACCATGCCGCGCGAATGGGCGACGCCAACCCGTGAACCGTGGTGCCCGTTGATCCGTGATCTGCTGCACGCGATCGACCGGCATAACGGTCTGTATTTCGCGACGGGTGACCGGTGGCACCTCGAGCGGGCCCAAGACCTGCGTCAGTATGTGATCAGCCTGAAGGACTGGATTCGCCGCCATGAGTGAGCCGGTTTGCGTGAGCCGCATGGATCGCGACGGCGGCTGGATCGAAACGCTGGAACCTGCTGGCGGCGGCGAGCTGTATTACCGCAGTTGCGCGCACGGCATGTGCCGATACTCGAGCGACCTCTGGCAGGCTGAGCTGTACCTTGATCATCTGCTGGCCCGATGAGCAGTCTTGCCGTGATTGCCTACCTGGCGGTGATGTACTGGGTGATCTGCGCGCTGGTGATCTGCCTGCTGAAGAAGATCCTGCCCTAGTTTTCACCCGCCACCCACATGGCGATGGCCCACTCACGGGAAGCTGACCAGAACTCTTGCTGGCGATACCAGTCGAGCCACGCCTTGTGGCCCTTGCGGCTGTTGCAGCTGAGGCAGCAGCTGATCAAGTTCTCGCGGACGGTCAGGCCGCCATGGACCTTGGGGATGACATGGTCCAGAGTGGGCGATCGCCCAAGCGGATCGTCGCAGTAGGCGCAGCGATAGTCCCATGCCAGATGGATCTGATCGCGCGCGTGGCGCCTTGTGACCAGCCGCGTCTCATCAATGTGCGCCTTGTCCACTGAGATCAAGCGGCAGGGGCATTGCCTCGATGCAAAGGTCGAGGATGTCGTCGTCGTTGCCGAAGTGTTCCGAAAGGCGGCTGTAGAGGTTGGCTGGCAGCTCGTCGGGGTCAGTGTCGGAGCGGAGCACCACCTTCGCGGTGATCTCGATCAGGAACGCCCGCATGGGCTGGCCGCTGCTTGGCCAACGGTAACCGCTGCGACCGGATCAACCCCGATAACGCTGCGCACGGTGTATGATGTTCACAGCCACAAGCCGGATGCATGGCCCGGAGTTAGTCCCGTCAGCGACGAAGGCTGACCATCACCCATAAGCCGGATGCAGGGGCCGGAGATAGTCCCGCCGACGACGCAGGTCGGCCGCCTCGGGGGTCGGGCGTTACCTGACCTCATCCATTTCCCCTCGCCGGTGCCCATGACCTACGCCATCTCCATCGGTCCCTGGCACGTCGGGCCGTTCCCGACCGCAGCACACGCGCAGCATTGGGCCGAGCGCCACGGCTGCGATACCTGGCGGCTAATTGAGCTGGACGACCCAGCCGAAGCGCCGGCGATTTTGGCATCCATGAAAAAAGCCCGGCGATCTCACGGCACCGGGCCAGACGCTTCTGCAGCGATCGCAGCTTAGTAGGGCCAGGTAAGCCGCGGGCGGCCTTTGCGGATGCCGAGATGGACGAACCCCTTGGGCGCCCCCAGCCCGGTGCTGAACGGCCAGTGCTTCACGCACCAATCTTGGACCGCTTTGATGTCCGCCCCGTCAACGTAAAAGTCCACAGCTCCAACGCCAGGCGCGTCGTAGAGATGTTCGCTGCCGCTGGCACCACCCACCTGCCGGTTGATCGCTGCCGGCCTGTAGCCCGAGGTGATCGTGATGCGCTTCCCGCCAAAGGCGACGCGCACCCGCTCAAGGAACGCCGCGAGTTCGGCAGCGGTGTCCACCTGATGCTGAGCAACAAAGCGCCGCGCCGGATCACCCAGCGCAAACTCACCCAGGGTGAAGTGTGCCGACAGCCTGGTCGCGAACGGATCCGATGGCCGCACCTTGACCGGGTGATCGCGTTCTGCTTTGGTGCCGCTCCACAGCTTGCCCTCGGCCTCCCTGCGGCGCTTGAGGCCGGCCTCGACGTTGGTGCCGGGGTTGCGGTACAGCAGCAACGCCTCGGGCACCGCGGCCCAGTCTTTTTCGCGCAGCACGCGGCTGATGGTCTCAAACTCTGGCGACAAGCCGTAGAACCCGCTGCCCAAGTTGTAGGCGAACGACACCAGCGCACACTTCTGGTTGTCGGCCATCGCCACCCAGAACGGGATGGTGGCTCGCAGCTTCTCGACGATCCGGTCTACCTCCTGCCGCAGCAGCATGTCCGCTTCGACGCGGTTGATCTTGTCGCCTTTCTGCACTTTGCGGCCGTCGCTGTAGCGCGTGGTGCCCCAGCCGATCGTCCAAGGGGCGCCACCTGACAGCGGGTCAGGGTATGCCTCGAGATGACAGCCCTCGAACTGCTGGATCAGGTTGATCGCAGCACCCAGGTCAGCCTGCTTCCCGTCTTGGCTCCAAGTATTGAACCAAGGCCGATCGCGGCGCATGGCTGCGGCGTAGCCGTTCACGGCCAGATCCTGCTCGAGCTGCGCGATCGCTGCGGACTGATGCGGGAGGTTGCGATAGAACCGAAACAGCTGTTCGAGGGTGATGGGTGCGCCGTTGCTCATCGCTTGACGCGGGGCGAGACGACACCGGCCAGGATCTCGATCACGCGGTACGCGCGCACGGCCACACGGGCGGCATTGCTCAGGGCTGCGTTGTCCTTGGGCGTTGGCGTCAGGTTGACGATTACCAGCGCCAAGCCGTGGATCGCCACCGCTAGCGCCACATAATCAGCGATCCTGTCCATCAGTCCGTAGCGTTTCCCTCAGGCTAGCGCTGCTGTTGAACCGGGGCACCAATGTGGAGGCGGGGTTGCATCGCACCGATCACATGCGGGACCAGCAGGCTGATGATCACCGCTGCACCCATGCCCCAGGCCAGGCGATGCTCCACCTGCCGCAACCGGCTGAAGACGTTGTTGATGTCGTCGCGGCGCTCGCCAATGCTGATCAGCAGCGCCTCGACCTTGCCTTCTAGGGATCCGAGCTTGTGGTAAATGTCCCCATGCGATACGTCATCTGGCGCCGGCATCGTATGCGGTCATCTCATCTGTCTAGCCTAGCGACCCTGCCCGCGCAGCTTTTTGCGGCCACGACGTCGCGGCCTGGACCGCTGGCCTTGCCCTTGGCTGGTTGTCTTGGGGACAGGATCCTTGCGGACGGTGCCGCTTAGACCAGCCTTTGCTTTTACTGCCACGGGACGCCAGCTTCAACGGTCGGAAACTGCTGGTCAACGATCCGTGCGGCGAGTGCTTCCTCGATCTCGGTGACCTTATCGGGGCCGAACTTGTCCTTGACCCAGCCAACCACTTGCTCCTGCGTCAGCTCATCAAACGGGATCAGGCTGCCCTCAGGACGCTCCAGGCCCATGGAGCCATAGGCGCCGGAGTTGTAGGGATTGCCTTCGGGGTCAACGTCATCAGAGATGCCCACCACCGTCCAGTGAGCGGTAAAGACGTAACCGTCCGAGACCTCGCGTTCTAGGTTGGCGATGGCCCAGTTGTAGGTGATGCTCATGATGCTGTGTGGTTGGTGGGAGTCTAAGACGAGTGTCTAGTGAAGGTGACTACGGCTCTTTGGGTTTCTCATCCCAAGGAGCCGGTTTGCTGAGAACGCGAGCAACCGCCGGATCATATTTGCCTGGTCGTTGCAGACGCTTCAGGAGGCGATCAAAGTTTTCAGGGCTGAGCTTCATTAGTGGGAATGACTACTTGGCAGCGAGCGCCATTGCGCGATTCTCTTCATCTTTCACTGCTTGCCGAATCTGGCACAGCACATGCTCTTCAGCCTTGGTGTTGCCAGCATCAATGGCAATCAAAAGCCTGATGCAGAGCTTACGGTAATCTTCTTGGGTCATGGTTTCTAGGGAACTGTGGCCAGGGGCAGGGTGTTGACGCACCGCTGCCCTACCACATTACCACCATGTCAAGCCCAACCATCCGGAAATTCCAGATAGTTGAGCCAGACCTCGATGTGAGTAGGACTACGACGCCTCAAGGGCTGCAACTTTGGCCTCAAGGGTTTCGATGCGCTCCATTGCTTCCTGCAGCGCCTTGACCGCTTTCATGTAGAGCACCGAATAGTTGACGCTCTTGGTGACGGTGCCAAGGTCGTTGCCTTCTTCGTCGCGGTCAGGGGTTTCGTTGACCAGGCCAGGGGAGACAAGTTCGACTTCTTGGGCGATTAGGCCGATTTGTCGGTGAGTCTGTCCTTCTTTGAAATTAAAGTTGCGAACCTGCAGGGCTTTCAGGTCATCCCATTGGGAGCTTGCGTTAACAATGTTTTCTTTTAGTTTTGCATCAGACAAGGAGCCGTAAGAGTTGTTTGCGTTTCTAACATCTCCATTTGTTCTGATGGCGATTGATGCTGTTCCTTCGGATGTTGTGCTAGTGGCACTATAAAAACCGGTAAAAATGTTGTCGGTTGAGCCGGCAGCGGCAGCACTGCTGACCCTGAGTCCTCCCCCAGATGAATCAAATAGATTTGTTTTGCCGGCATTGCTAATCCTCATCCGCTCCGTCGGGCTGCTCGCTCCATCGGCGGTAGTGGAGAACACTAATCTTGACGGATAGTCATTCGTTCCTTGCAGCGCGTCGCCTATGCCTGCAATACGCGCACCGACGCCTCCATCGTTGGGGCCGAAATCAATGATGCCCATCGTGGAACCTTCGCCCATTAAAGATGGTGCGAGACCACGCCGTAGTGAAATTCCACCAGTTCCGGCACTTGAGCCTGTATCTCCTTGGATCTGGAGGTAGTTAGTACCAGACCCAGAAGACGTGCCAACTAAAAAACGACCACTTGAGTCCCAGCGGCCTCTTTCCGTATTGCTAGTTGCAAACCTAATAAAACCTGCGCTTAAGTTGTCAATATAAACATCATTATTTTGCAATCCAAAGTAAGCATATGTTGTCGCCGTTGTATCTTCTAAGGCAACTACAGGCTGTGACGCGGCAACAGCTAGACCAGAAGCTGAACCACCAAACTGTGTTATAGCTGATCCAGGATTAGTAGTGCCAATCCCTACCGCTTCTGCTGACGCATCAACAAAGAAAAGCGAAGAGTTTGTATCGCCCTCGATGCGGAAGTCGTAGTTGGCGCCGCCATCGTTAAACACCACTTCGCTGGTGCCCCATTCGACGCGCTCGACGCCGTTGGTTGCGATTGCAAGCTGATCAGCACCTGCGCTGAAGACACCAGTATTCAGGTCCGACGCGAACGCCAAGCCGGGGGCCGAGACCGTACCTGCCTCAATGGTTAGCGTGCCATCCAGTTCTCTCAGCGTGATCCACGCGTTATTGGCAGCGTTGCGCAGCTTGAGCAGCCCGGTGCTGGTATCAGCCCACCACTGGTAGGCATACATGGTTGCTGGCTCTGTCGCGCCGCTGTTGTTGCTGACGATCGCGGCCAGCGCGTTGTTCAGGTCAGAGCGGACGGCAGCGCCTGTTCCGTTGGCAATGACGTAGTCGTGCTGGCTCATGATCGATCAGGTAGTAGGTTGATTCTGGCAGGGCTTAGGCGCCCTTTCCATAGCCGACAGCCGACCATGCAAAGTTGCGGTCGATCGCGGTGCCGCCGCTGTTGCGGAAGGTCACCACGAACTGGCTGCTGCTAACGCTGCCCACAACGAAGTAGTCGCCTGTTGCCATGTTCTGCGCGGTGATGCCCACGCTTGGCAGGCTGCTGTCCACGCCGCCGAGGCCGGCCGTACCAGTGAAGAATGGTTTGTCGAAGGTGACCGTCTTGGCACCCGCGCCGCTTGGGATGCTGCCAACGCTTTGATCTTGCCGCCGCTGGAAGGTGGCTTCATAACCCAGTTCGTCGATCAAGATGTTCTGGCCCGGATCGCTACTGGTCAGCTCAGCCTTGAACTGGAAGGCGCGCGCCTTGAAGGTGCCGTTGACAAACTCCTGCCAGGCTGACCATGTCGGGCTGCCGCTGGGGTTGTCGTTGGTGTTGCGCAGATACATCTTGGCGTTGACGGCTGACGATGCGGCACCATCCCAATCGGCCCAGTCATCGACCAATCCGCTGCGGCTGTCGACCAGATCGCTGGGAAAATAGCCGCGGGTGACAAAGAAGCGCTTCAGATCCAAGCTGTAGGACGCACCTAGGTCGAGCGTGTTGGCGAACTCATAGGAGCCGCTGGTGGCCACGTTGCCGATGAAGTCCATCACCGGCAGAAGATCCAGATCTGCCACGTCATCAAACAGCCCAGTCGCTTCCAACGTGAGCGCGTCGTACTCATCGCTGTAGAAACAGCTGGTTTTGCTGCCTTGGAATGGCGGGGTATCGGCATCCTCGCGCCTTGACTGCACCAGCAACTGGCCGAGCGCATCAGGGAAGTCGATGATGACGCTTGCCTCAGATGCAGACTGCCGCCCGCCGTCATCCTCAAACTTGACCAGGATCTCACCCTCGACCAAGGGGATGATCGCCTCAGTAGCGCTGCCGGCCTTTGCCTCGACCAGATCGACGCTGTTGCCCCATGTACCGGTCCCGTCCGTCAGGCTGGTGTGCCGGATGTGAACGCGACCTCCTACCTTCACGTCCAGGTCGGTCGTTGGTGCCCACCGCAGCCGTCCCGAGTTGGCGCTGATCGCCTCAAACGTCAGGTTCTGCACATTGCCCGGGACCGCCGTCTTGCCGACCGCTGCAAAGGTCAAAACCGCCGGCTGGGTGCTAGGCGTGTTGGCGCCGTTCAGGCTGTAGACGTTGATCGTGTAGGTATCAGCGACCGAGTCGAGGATTTCGTAATCGGTTCGCGGGACCACCACGCTGGTCCAGTTGCCTTCGCTTTGCCGGTACTGCACGCGGTACTGGCTAACGCCGGGCACACTGTTCCAGCTGGTAATGATCTTTACCTTTGCTTGGCCCAGCGACTCGTAGAACGTCTCGCTGGCCAAGAGGCCGTTTGGTGCGATCGGCGGCTGGTTCAGCTGCGTGATCACTCGAGGCTGCAGTGCTGCGCCCCGCTCGACGTAGTTGTACTTGCTGGGGTCATACGCGAGCGCCGTGATCTCGTATTGCGCCTGATCGGTTTCTCCAACGCTCAGCACCCTCCAGAGGGTGGTGTTCACGGTTGAGTTGTTAATGACCCAGATGCTGTTGACATTCGGCGCAACGCTGAATGCTGACGCGACCGTGACAACAGCGCCAGCGATGCCGCTGATCGCTTTGGTCTCGACCGTGCCGTCAGGCATCACCACCGAAATCGTCGGCGCGCCGGTTGTTGGCAGGCTGGTCTCGGCAGTGTCGTCCACCGTGATCGCTGTGGTCGTTGCTGCAGCGATGCGGCCGCCACGACGCACTCCGGACTTGACCGGATCGGCAATTGAGATCACCGCGCCTGGACGCACCAGCACACCGGCATCAATCGACGCCTTGAACTCGACGACCTCCGTCTCGTAACCCTCGGAGTACAGCAACCACTCACCCAGCCGCGCAGCTTGGCCGCGGCTGGTACAGGCGAACGCCTTTAGGTTGGTGGTGACGACACCGTACTTCGCGATCGCGGTCGTATCCTCGACCACCTCGTAGGCCAGGTCCTGGGTTGTCATGTCCAGGTAGCTGACCACCGCGACCGTGTGCCGGGTCTTCAGATCTGAGCCGGTGTACTTGAATCCTTCCTCGCTTACGTTCGCCAGCGTGAACAGGTAGCTGGCATCGGTCGGCTTGTCTTGGCTGATCGTGAGCGCACCGGTTGACCAGTACGGCATCACGCGCATGACGCTGCACAGATCGTTGATCAGCTTGTACGCCTCTTCCTGGTTCTGGATCAGGGCATTGCAGCTGAAGCGTGGCTCGGTACCACCGAAGCCATCCGGCACCAACGTGCCGCAGTACTGCGACGCGGAATAGAAGGCAAACTTATCCAGCTGGGCGGCGGCGATGTGATCGCCGAATCCGTAGCGCCTAGACGTGAGCAGGTCGTACAGGATCCAAGCCGGGTCGCTTGTCCAGGTTGCTGCCGCGAAGGTGCCATCCCAGACGCCTGCGTAACTGATCGCGCCGGTGGTGGCGTTGACCGTGCCGTTGTTGGGGATCTGCACCTTGATCCCGCGGACCCGATAGGTGCGGTTCGGGACGCTGCTGAACTGCTCCGCATCCAGCCGCAATGCCACGATCGCGCTGTTGGGGTAGCGCAGCTTCTGCTCGATGATCTCGGTGTAGCTCGACCAGTACAGATCATTCAGCAGCTGGCTGCTGCCACTGTCTGCCGTGACGCGCACCACGCGCACATCGACGGGAAAAGCACCGCTAATCGCGACCTTGTAGTCGCGCTGATACTGGTCAGCCGTGCGGCCGCTGATTGTGTCATCGATCACGGTGGTGTAACCACCGCCGTTGTACTGCACCCGGATCTGCAGGTTCACGCTGGTGCCGTAGACATCGCCCTCATCAGTGAACCGCTCAAGACGCGGCACGGTGATCGTCACTCGAACGGCGTTCACGTTGCTGTCGGTGATCGTGCGCGTCAGCGGTGACGCCTGTTGGACGATCGTGTTAACGCTGGTCTCATCCTCGATGTCTGAGAACCCAGGGATGTAGGTCTGCGCCTGCGTGCCGTAACGCGCTTCGACCGTGATGTTTTGGAAGTTGTAATCAGCCGCCTGCGGACCAGTTGGGTCTGCACCTTGCCGCAAGATCTGCGTGCCGTTCAGGAAGATGTCCTTCAGCAGCGCGCGGTTGTAGTTGGCGTCGCCGCGGGTGTAGGCCCGAGCTGATGGGAACCCTTCGATCTCGCCTTCACTGAGCAGATCGACAAAGGTGCCAAACTGCTTTGACGCAAGACTGTCGGCATCACGGACCGGGGTCCGAGTTGGTGCTGCTACCTGCTGAACGACGGTTTGCTGCTGGCCGCCACCACCACCAGCGCCGCGGATGATGTCCGTCATGCCGCCACCTGCACAGTGTCAATGCCGGCCGAGATCACGACTGAGCCGCAGATCGTCTCGCCGTAAATGATCGGCACGGGCACGCCCTGGCGGCTGGTGTTCTGCACGCCGCTGAAGCTGTAGGACTTCTGAGGATCCAGCTGAGTCTCAAGCGTGCCGCTGTTGGTGTTCGATTGCGCGATCGTTGGCGTTGGCGTCAACAGCTGGCTGACGCCGCCCAGGATCAGCGCGCCACCAAGCAGGCCGATCTTTGTCACCGTTGCACCTGCAAGGCCAAGGCCAAGGCCCGGGACGAAGATCGCCAGAGCCACGAGCGCGATGCCGGCCAGGATCTGGCCAACGCCACCACCAGCGCCGCCGATCACGGGGATAATGCTGATCGCTTCGCTGCCGACCGGGCCGTGCAGCTCATCGCCGCCGATCGCGCGGTCACCAACCTTCACGCGGTAATGCCGCCCAGGTTGGCTGATGTGCGCCTCGAGGCCGGGGAAGTTGGCGATCAGGAACCTGACTGCTTCGGCTGCGCTGTCTACCGCCGCCATGAAGCGCCGCCGTCCGACGAACTTGGCCAGCTGTCCATAGAGTCGGATCTCGCGCAGCATGGCCAGCTTCAGCCTGCAACCAGTGTATCGGCGGCATGATGCCGCAGCCGCCTGCCCGTGCATTTCTGCAGCCAGCCGCCGTACAGATCACGACTGCTCAGCCGACCGCGTAGATGATGCAGTACCAGCTGATCGCCGATGTACACGCCGACGTGATTCAGGCCCTGCCCTTCGATGCTCATGATCAGACCGTCACCGAACTGCAGATCCTCCTCTGGCAGCAGCTCACGGAATCCTGCATCACGCCAGAATTGGTCGAACTGCGGCGCCGCCTCAAACTCTGCTGGCGTGGTCGGCCGCGGCCAATCCGGCAATTTGATTCCATGTTGACCGTACCAGTCGCGCACCAGCGTCCAGCAGTCGGCAACGGCCCACACCCATTCGCGGCCGATCAGCAACGCCTTGTAGCCGCTTGGTGCGGTCTCTGACCATGCGCCTGTTTTCGGATTACAGATGTGCCACGGCAGCCCGCTGGTCTCGATGCTGAGCAGATCCGCCTGGCTTGGTTCTGCTGGTGTGATCGGATGGCTGTGGAAGATCGCCTCGATCTCACCTGCATCTTCGGCCGCCGCGAAGTCGGCCGGGTCGAGGATGAACTGCTCTGCATCGATCGCCAGGTTCCGGCAAGGCCAATACCGTCGCCGGCCTTTGACCACCACCACCAGCCCACACGCCTCGCGCGGGTCGTCGGCTTTGGCGTGATCCATTGCCGCGTCGCGCCAACTCATGATGTGAATGCTCCAATGCCAGGAAAGGATCCAAACGGCAGCGACCCGGTCGATCCAAACCTCAGTTTGCAGCTATTCAGCCGCTTGCCGCAAACGTCCAAGGCAAGCGTGCCGACCGGTTGGTCGCTGGCGTTCCAGTAGTTGCTGCCGGTGTATCCGCATTCAGTGGAGCGGTAGACCCATTGGCAGATGCTGCTGATGCATTGCCGCTTCGGCGCGCGCACGCCTGCCAGATCAAACGCCGCAGCGCACTCCCATTCGACCAGCTGCCGGCTCTCGGTTGATTTGCGGCTCAGGTAGTAGATCTCGCGCGGAAACTCTGCGGTCGGGTCTGGCGTGCCGTAGGTCC